AGCAAATATAGCTGATGATTTTGTTAGTTCATATATTGTTGTAGTTAATGATGGTAAAGAAACATTAAAAGCTATAATGGATTTAGGTATTTCTGGTGCAGAAGTAAATAATTTAAAAAATGCTATTTCTGAAATGTCTGGTTTAAGAACTAAAATAGGAAATCCTACTGATTGGAAACCAAGAAAATAAATAAAAAAAGTAAATATGAACGTAGTAAATCAAATTAAAGAACTTTTGGGTATGGAAGTTAAACTTGCTCAAATGAAATTACAAGATGGTGTTACTGTTATTGAAGCAGAAGCATTTGAACCAGAAATGGCTGTATTTATTGTAAATGGTGAGGATAAAGTCCCTATGCCTGTTGGAGAGTATATACTTGAAGATGGTAATGTATTAAAAGTAGATGTAGAGGGAGTAATCGCATCTATTGAAATGCCTGAAGAAGAGCAACCTGCTAACGAAGAAGAAACACCAAGTCCAGCAGAAGCTAATCAAGAAATGACAACAGAAGTTACTCAACCAAAAAGAGTAGTTGAAAGTGTTACTAAAGAAATGTTCTTTTCAGAAATTGAAAAATTAAGAGCAGAAATTGCCGAATTGAAATTAGCAAAGATTGAAGTTAAAGAAGAAGTTGAATTATCAAATGAAAACATCGAAGTTTTAACACACAATCCAGAAGCTAAATCAGAACCAAAATTGAATTTATATTCACAAAAAAAGAGGTGCTACAACTTTAGATGTAGTATTAAATAAATTAAATAAATAAAAATAAATAAAAAATGGCTACAACAACAAGTATTACAACAACCTATGCTGGTGAGTTTGCTGGTAAGTATATCTCTGCTGCATTATTGTCAGCTTCAACTATCGAAAACGGTGGTATTGAAGTAAAACCAAATGTAAAATACAAAGAAGTAATTAAAAAATTAGCTACTGATGCTATTGTTAAAGATGCAACTTGTGATTTTACAGCTACATCTACTGTTACATTAACAGAGAAAATTTTACAACCTGAGGAGTTTCAAGTAAATCTACAGCTTTGTAAAAAAGATTTCCATTCAGATTGGGAAGCAGTACAAATGGGATATTCTGCATTTGATACATTGCCACCATCATTTGCTGATTTCTTATTAGCACACGTTGCTGCTAAAGTTGCTGAAAAAACAGAGCAAAACATTTGGAAAGGTGTAACTGCTAATGCTGGAGAATTTGATGGATTTGCTACTAAATTAGCTGCTGATGCTGCTTTACCATCTGCACAAGAAGTTACAGGAACAACTGTTACTGCTTCAAACGTAGTTGCTGAATTAGGTAAATTAGTAGATGCTATTCCTGCTTCACTTTATGGAAAAGAAGATTTGTATTTATACGTTTCTCAAAATATTGCTCGTGCTTATGTACGTGCTTTAGGTGGATTTGGTGCAAGTGGATTAGGTGCTAATGGTACAAACAATATGGGTACTCAATGGTGGAATAACGGTTCACTTTCATTTGATGGTATCAAAATATTTGTAGCAAACGGATTAGCAAATAATACAGCTATTGCTGCTCAAAAATCAAACTTATTCTTTGGTACAGGTTTATTAGCTGACCATAACGAAGTTAAATTGATTGATATGGCAGATATTGATGGTTCACAAAATGTTAGAGTAGTAATGAGATTTACTGCTGGAGTTCAATACGGAATTGTTGAAGATATTACAACTTACGGAATTACAAACTCTGCTAACTAATTAAATATTAACCAAAATTAAGGTGGTGAAAAAAACGCCACCTTTTTTTTTTAATTTAAAAATATAAATATGTCTTGTGATATTAGTTTAGGTAGATTAGAACCTTGCAAAGATAGCAATGGTGGATTAAAAGCAGTTTACTTTGTAAATTGGGGTGAAGTAACAGGAGTTACTTATAACGGAACAAATACAGATGTTATTGATGAGGTAGCAGGTACTCCAAACGCATATAGATATGAGTTAAAAGGAACTTCATCTTTAACGCAAACAATTACTTCTTCAAGAGAAAATGGAACTACATTCTTTCAACAAGAATTAGCATTGACTTTGAAAAAACTTTCAGTAGTAGACCACAAACAAATTAAGTTATTGTCTTATGGTAGACCACAAGTAATTGTAGAAGATAACAACGGTAATTTCTTTTTCTGTGGTTTAGAACACGGAATGGATGTAACAGGTGGTACTATTGTAACAGGTGCGGCTATGGGTGATTTAAGTGGTTATACACTTACATTGACAGGTCAAGAACCAGTACCAGCTAATTTTATAGGTGATACACTTGCAGGAGCGGGATTTAATGTAATAATTACTGATTAATAATTATTTTTTGTTTTTTAATTAAGGGGTGTTTCGGCATCCCTTTTTTAAAGAATATTTAATTTTAAAAATATATAAAAATGAATGTATTAAATTCAGTATATAGTAAACTGTTTGATAAAATAGATTTAGCTTCACAAAAAGTTGAACTTGGGTTAATTCAAGATATTGACAATTCAATTAATGAAGCAAGTAAAAAAGACCAAAATGTTACAAATATTTTATTAAATATTAAAAAAGGTTTATCTGATGCAAAAAGTGAATGTAATCTAACTTTATCTAAATATAATGAAGCTTTAAAACAAGCAAACGATGCTTTAATAAAAGTTAAGGATTTGGGGTTAGATGTTCCAGAAAAACAATTACAAGATAAAATAAATAATATAAAAAATTATATTAAAAATGTTGAAGATAAAATTAAA